TCCAAATGGAACTTTCTCATCTTCTACAGCACAAATAGAACAGGAAGGAGTTGATTCTTTACCATTTTTATGGAAAGGACAAGTAACTAATATATTGTTACCTCTCTCAATTGTTTTTCCACCTAAGTATTTATTTTGTTCTTCTCTAAGTCTTGTAATTATACTTACTATAGAACTTGTAATGTGTTTATTATTTATGATAAGTTCCATTAGAAAACATCTTCTTCTTTTTCAAATTCTTCGTATAATTTGTCACAATCAGAACCACCTGTAGCATCATTTTCTGATGGCTTATATTCAAAAATACCTTTATCTAAATCTATTGTATATTGTAATTTAGCACCAGCTACACTATCTCTTGATTTCACAATATATAATGTCATTATACCATTTTTCTGTTCAAATGCAATACATATGGTGCTATCTTGTCCTATTCTATCTGATTGTGCGATATTTTTTAAATCTATGCCATCTTCAGTATCAGATCTATTTTGCTGAGATACAGTTATAATAGGAATATGTGTCATAACTTGTAAGCTTTTTAAATCTAACGAAACATTTGATGCTTTTTCAACAGGATTCTTAGCATGTCTATCATCTATCAAAAGTGAGTGCTGATCAATACAGAGCATATCTAATTTATCTCTTTCAATAAATGATCTTAAATCTCCAACACCAGCTAAACCTCCTAACATAGATGGAGTTAATACTTTAATGCTACCCTTAATCATATTACCTGATGTTAATTTATCAATAAACTTTTTATATTCAAGCTGGATATTATCATTTCCTTGAATAATAGAAGTATTAGAAATATGGGATATTAAAGTATCTACTCTATAGCCTACTTTTACTTCACTCATCTCACCAGAATATAAACCAACATTTAATCCTTTTTCTGCAGCAGCAACAGCTACTTTTAATAAGATCCATGATTTTCCTTGGTTTGATCTAGCAAAGATAGTTGCTAATTCTTCCTTTCTATCCCAACCTCCAAATATATCATCTAACTCTTTAAATCCAGTGGTTACATAATAATTATCTTTAAGGGTCATTTTATCAACATAACTATCATATCTACTTGGATCTCTTAAAATATCTACTGAATTTATCGATCTATTAGCTGGAACATTAGAAGAAGCTTTTGACAGAAAATCAGCAGCATCATCCCATTTCTCATTATTAAGAAGATTTCTCAATTCATTAAATGTTGAAATAACATATCTTGTTTTTCTATTAGAAAATAATTCATTTAATAAATATCTTCTATCTTCTGACACATTTAAAACATCAAATTGGATAAATTCAGATAAAAAAGTACTTTTATCTGGAATATCACCAAATTTATTAATATGATCTTTTATGTAAGTAAATTCTTTTTTATAATTTGGAAAATAATCTTCTGATAAGTTATTTTCTGTAATAAAAGAAGAATCTTTACTATTTAATAAATAATTAATAACTTGACATTCTATGATATTATTCAACTATAATACCTCTTTTATCAGCATCAATAAACTCTACATGATGTGAGCATCCAGAAATTCTACTACTTAATCTAGCATTATCTATACTCGAATCAGTATTAGCTGTAAAAATATTAGATAGCTTATTTGATATTCTATCGTCTAAAATGCTTAATAAAACTTCTGCCTCATATGGCGTTAATGTTTTATTAAAAATATCATCCCATACAATAAGATCTACACTAGTAATATCATTTTTTATAGTTTCTATAAAATCATTTTTATTACTAATAGAATCCTTTAAAGCTAAAAAATATTTAGATACAGGAAGATACAGTCCATGACACTTAACATCACATTTATACCAAATACTCTTTAAATAATCTTTTAATAGTCTAATTGCCCAACTAGTCTTTCCATTGCCAGTATTTTTAGAATATAAATATAAATTACCACCATCTTTTATAAATTTTTCTATATCACGCTCAATAGAAACTAAAAATGAGTATGCCATCTTATCATCTTCACTATAAGCCAATAGTGGTTTATCTACAAGATATGACTTTGGAACATTCGCATAATTATACAAATGCATTATTGTAGATTCCTTTATACAATAATCTATAGAATCAACATCACATCTTTTTGATATATATTTTTTACATGAATCTTTAAATAGACAGATCAAAATATCCACCCTTTATCTTTAGCATTTTTAACTTGTTTATTTTGAAAATTTTTAGCATCATCTAATGTCATTTTATTAAAAATAGTTTCTGCTGAATCATTAGTGGGTTTTGTTTTATTTGATTGATTAAAATAAAATCCACTATAACTACGTTCTATTGAATTTTTTATAGAAAAGATCATATCATTTTTCACATTATTTGTCAACTCTTGTAAAGTCTTAATTTGCATAATTACTTGATCGACTGTAAATCCTCTTTTAACTGTTTTATAATACTGTACTAAAAGTTGCTTTATTTCTTCATCTATAGAATCATTTCTATAAATTGTAGTAATTATATCTCTAATATTTTTCGAGCTTCCCTTTATAATATTATCAGCTTTATCTTCATTAAAGAATGATATATCTGATTTATTTTCAGGAAAAGGTAAATTATTATTGTTATTATTAATATTTTTATTATTATTTATGTCAACTTTTTTCACATTTAAAGATTCACTTTTTTCACTTTTAAACGTGAAATTTTTAAACATTTGATTGTTTAAATTTTCAACATTTAAAAATATATGTCTTACTGGAGGTGTTCCTTTTAATCTAACCTCAATAAGTTTTAAATCTTCTAATATCTTTAAACTTTTTCTTTGCTGATAAGCAGACAAAGTAGTATTTTCTTCTACATTTTCTATAGTAGAAAAGAACCACCCATTTTCTAATTTATTTTGATTTCTCCAATATTTGTACTCGCTACATAGCTCTCCTAACAAAATTGCTTCGTTAAGACCTATCTCTTTAGCTATCTTTTTATTTACAATAATATAGCCATCATTTGATAAAAAATCTATAACATTCATAAAAATCAATCCTTTAATAAATCTAAAGTTTTACTTAAAATAAATTTAGAAAACTTTAATTTATCTTTTATTTGTTTAGTAGTTAAATTATTTATATAAGTAATGGATCTGCTAACTAAATCAAATTTTAAGTCATATATGTCTGAAAAAACTTTAGCATAGCTATCATCTAAAGTTTTTAAATGCTTAATCAATTCTTGATCGTCAGTAGATATATGAATAATACCATCAACTAAAAATGCCGTAAAATAATCCTTAGATAATATAAGATTTTTTATATATGATTTTAGATCACCATTATCATAGTAATCATAATAAAAATCTTTAGAGTCATCTTTTATAGAATCTCCATATAACTCAGTATTTTTATCTACACTATAGATATTCATATTTAGTAAACGTTTTTGCCTAAAATTAGAATTGATATAGTTCATAAATAAATATTTAATTTTTATATTGATTGCTTTATCTGGTCCATTTGGATCATTAAATAGTGTACTATCTTCTTGAAGCCACCTTTTCTTTTTTAAAGCATACAAAATACCTTCTATAAAAATATCATATATATCCTCATCTGGACAATATATTCTATCTTTATAAGTCTTAAATTTTAACTTATCTAATTTAGGCCAATATCTAAGAATTATCGCAGCTATATAAGCATTATAATTTAATGTGTTCTCATTTTCAACACATAAATTACATAAATCATTTTTATTTAAATGTTCCCAATCTACATCTAAAGTAGCTGCTATATTTTCATAATTTAATTTTAAGTCATTAAGCATTACTTTTCCTTTCAAAGGAATTATAACATCTAAACAAATAAAATTCAAATCATAATTCTTCTATATATTTTCTTAAACTATTTATAGATGATTCTGTTATCTTATTATCTACTATATAATCACCCATAGCTTCTTTATCTTTATTTAGTTCCAAAACTCTTTCATCTATAGTATTTGAACAAACTAATCTATAAATAAACACAGGTTTTTTAGAACCTATTCTATGGATTCTATCTTCTACCTGTTCAGTTTCAGCAGCTGTCCAAGGCATATCTATAAATATAGCATAGGATGCTGAATTTAACGTGATTCCAGTTCCCATCTTTTGCCAGGTTGCTATAAGTAATTTATAATCATCATTATTTTGAAACATATTAATATTATTATCTATAACAGATTGATCCACATCACCTGTACAAATTAGTGGCTTATATTTACTTAATTTATTTGATAATATATTTACAGTTTCTTTAAATGTACTAAATATAACTACTTTATTATTGTTTTCTATAATTTCATTTACCAAATCTACAGCTCTATCTATTTTTGATGATGATATATTTTCTGATGTTAGTATAGATGGACATGCTGTAGCTTGTCTTAATCTAACAACCAAAGATAATAAATTTGTTGTATTTAAAGTTACTTTATCTACCTGATCTCTAATCCCCTCTACAACATTTCTATAAAACATAAGTTGATCATCTTGCATGTCAATATATTCTTCTATAATATTTTTTTCTGGGAGATCTAAAAGATCTTTAGTTCTTCTTAGTGAACAGCTGTCTAATTCATCCTTCAATACTTGCATATTTTTAAAACCAACTAAAATATTATTAAATGGTCCAGCAAAATTGCAATAATAATATTTAAAATTGGTATAATTGGAATGTTCTACTTCAATCCATTTTAAAGGCATAAACGAATCTATAGGATTATTCATAATTAAAGTGCCAGTTAATCCTATTCTATACTTAGCTTTATTTAATTTTAAAACATGCTTTCCTTGCTGTGAAGATGGATCTTTACATGTATGAATTTCATCAAATACTATCATATCAAATTTATTAGGTCCATTTAAAATGTTTTTGACAACATCATCAGATCTAATTGTTTCAATATTAGTAATGATGAAAAAATCTTCTAGTTTTGTTTTTAATTCATTAGCTCTATCTGAAACAGAACCTATTACTGTAGATCCTTTTTTATTTAATCGTTCACCTAAAATATGAGATGATAGTGAACTAAATTTTTGTATTTCTTTTTTCCAATTTGTCTTTAATATGTTTTTACCACATATAATTAGACAATGTTCTATATTATCTCTCTTTTTTAACTCTTCAGCTAAGCAAATCATAGTTAATGTTTTACCTAAGCCAGGAGCATCTAAAAGAAGCCATTTATCATGATTTAAACCATATTGAATGGCATCTATTTGATGATTAAATGGTTTTACTTTATAGTCTATTAAATCATATTTTATTTGACTATTTTCTTTATAATCTAAAGTACTTATTGAAACATCATCATAATCATGTAAAGAATTAACTAATATAGATAGTTTATTTGATGGCACTTCCCATGATTTTGAATTTTTATCATAAATACAGTTTCCAATACTCTTAATCACAGAAACTATTTCTGGCTTATAATTAAATGATACTTCTAATGAAGATAACCCAGATAGTTTTTTAGGTATTTGTTCTTTTATATAAATCATTGTTCTCCAAAATAAAAAAAAAGACAGAGCGAGACAAAATTCTCACTCTGTCTTCATTCTAAAATTAAGCTACATTGAGAAGGTTCTGAGTCTGGATAAGAACATTATTACCATTTACAATACTCATCCAGTTGGTAGTGTCTGTAGAAACAGTATGTCTGTTATTTACAGGATGAGTAGCATAATCAGCAGCTGCATTGAGAACACCCCAGTGAGTATTCTTAAAATTGCTAAGATCATCTTCATTAAGGCAAGCCATAAAAGCATTTCTCTTCTCAACTGCTCTTTCAGCAGTTTTTTCAGAAGCTTCAGGATCAATAGGGAAAAGTCTAGCTACAAGCTGATTAATTTCGAAATCAGAAATCTTAGTAGTAGCAAGAACTTCTGCCTGAGCAGCAAGCTCTTTATTATAAGTCTCAGACATAAACAGAACTTTCTGAGCTTCAGACATTTTGTACTCGATGTCACCAGCATGAGTAGTGGACCAAATTCTCTTAGCCTTTTTAAAGGTCATAGAAAGCGCATTAGAGCAAGCTACTCTAATGGGGGTGAGGCAGACCTTTACAGAACTTCCACCATCATGGCTATTCATAAAGCAAATATAATTATCTACTTCATCATCAAGAATTCTAAACTCAGGAAGCTTACCAACCATCCAAACTTTTTTGCCATTCGGAGTATCACCAGCATTGATGTATTCAAATCCAGCACCAGCAAGCTCATTAACGAAATCAAAAGCTCTGCTATTCTGAACAGGCGTATACTTAGGAGTGACGATACCAAGAACCTTGTTATCAGAAGATCTTACGTTTGCTACAAAACCAGGAATATGCATTCCTTCAGTAGAGATAGTCTGCTGTTTCACGGTGTAATTAAGACCAGAGAGCTCAAGAGCTTCATCAACAGTCTTAGCATCAGAAATATTAGTTCCAAGTTTGTACCAAGGGATGTTACGAACACCGCGACGACCAGCTTCAGTGATGAAATACTCTTTACTCATGTTAATTACCTCTCTTTTTTTTTATTTTGTAATTAGATTATACTACTTAAAACTTGATTTTTCAAATTTTAAAATCATTATTTAATTTAAACTGCGATAAGATCATAGTAATCTTCTTCATCATCTGGATCATTAGTATACCCCATTCTCATAAGGTCATACTCATCCCAATTGGAGGCTCCA